AATGTTAGCATTTGTTTTGCTTCTTGTTCAGTTTTGTTTCTTGCATCGATTTGTATTGCTCCTTCTTGTATGATATAAGTGTTTCCACCATTGTTCTGTGTTGGTGGTAAAGTATACTCATTGTTTAAAGCATTACGCATTACTGGAGTATATGATGGAGTGTTAAAACCACTTAGAATATTGGATGCATAGTTCTGTGCTGCACGATATACACTACCAACAGACTCACCTATACGACCAGGTATGTCTTGGAATTCAATAGCGATTTTCTTCTGAATAATACCTGGTGAAGCAATACCTAATGCTCCAAGTACTGCCGCTTTAATATCTTCACCAAATGAAGTTGCAGCAGATACAGCAGCACTTACACTTTCACGGATTTTATCCCCAATCTTGATGAATTCATTATATACTGCTTGGGCTAAACCTGCTACTCCTTGCACTACTGCTTGGAGTACTGCCATCGCAAGTGCTGATGCTGCACCTGCAGCGGCACCGGCAATACCTGCTATTCTCCCAGGTATCTGACCTAAGATTGAACCGACACGGCCTGGTATTTGTCTTATCCTTGACACTATACCAGTCAGTACCCTTGCACCTATATTCATTGCACGGGCTATCATCATCATACCCACTGCGGCTAATCTTGCTGCGGCTTGTGCCATTAATTGCCCTATCCTCATAGGTATCTGGCGTATACGATTAACAAATCCAGTAACTACTCTTGTTGCAATATTTAATAGTACTGTTCCTATCTGTTGGTACATTGTTCCTACTGCAGTGAATACTCCGATTACTGCTTGTTGGAAATTGATTTGACCGGTTGCTAATTGAGCGAAGATTGTAGCCACTCTTGTAATCATATTAATAACTGGCATTATTACTGGAGCCATCATATTCCAACCAGTTTGTATTGCTGTGAATACTTGTGATGCTACAGCACCTAATTGTGCAAATGCATTAATTATTCCACTAACAACATCTGGATTTCCACCAGGACCACCAAACATATTATTGAATGCATTACCTATTGCACTGAATACTGGTTGTAAGAAACTCCATAATGCTTGGAATGCTGATTGTATTCCTTGAATAGCACCTTGTACTTGTGGACTGTTAATGAATGCTTCCCATAACCTACGAATACCATCAGTTATAGCGGCTATCATTGAACCAACATCACTCCACCATCCGAAGTAGATACCTACTTCATATACTGCTAATGCTATTGCTGCTAGTACTGCTACTATCGCCCATAATGGTGCACCAGCAATACTAATTGCCATGAAACCAGAAGCTGCAGCATAAAGGCTTGTGATGAAACCTGGCATTAATGCCATCAATCCACCTTCTGCTGCTGCGGCTACTGCTATTCCACCGGCCAATAATACAAAACCTGCGGCCAAAGCAGCAATTAACACTGCTCCTTGAGCCCATCCATTATCTTTAACGAAATCAATAGCATTCATTAAAGCTTCTGCTATTGATACGATTAATGGGGTTATTGGGATTAATACTGAGGCGATTAGGTTTCCTCCGGCTACTGTTAATGCTTGCCATGCATCGTCTAGGTTGGTGATGTCTTTAGCAATCTTATCATAACCCATGTCTTCCATGGATTTGTTTAATGCGTCGATAAGGCTTGATTGGTCTTCAAGGTTACCATTCCATCCATTCTTCATTAACACATCTTGTGTGATACCAATCTCTTGGAGTCTTTTGAATTGACCGTCCATTGCATCTGCTACTGCTAATACTGCATCTTCTTGTGACCTACCGTTACGGATAAATTCTGATGACATTACAGCAGTCATCTTAGTTAAATCACCTAATTTATTAATAGGTAATTGGTATCTTGATGCTAAGTCTTCTGCGGTTGCTCCTACTGCAGTCATGTTTACTTTACGGAAGTCTTTCTGCATATTATCCAATTCTTTACGGAAATCAGATGATTGTTGCTCAGTCATGTTGAGCCTACTGGCAAAGTAATCTAATTGACCACTTGCATTAACTGCTCCACGACCCGCTTCGACTAATGAGTTAACCAAATCATAACCTATCATTCCACCAAGCATTCCAACTGCTGATGAAACTGCAGACCCCATTTTAGATGCTTTGGATTCTACACTGTTAAATGCTCCTCCAGTGTCATCTTTTCCCTTAATCCGAATAAGAATATCTTCTGCACTTACCATTTATCTCCCTCGTGTTTTTAATTAATCCCAAAAAAAGAAGTTTATTTATTGTTCTGATTGTTCCTTAATCTTTTTAGACTGTTCAATCTCAGTTAAAATCTGTTGAGTATACTTCATAATTAAAAATCTGATATCTAAAGTGAATTTCTTCTTCATAACTTCTGATGGTAATATTCCCAAGTGTTTACTTACCCGGAAGTATACTTCACCATACAGACTGTTAGCTAGTTGGAAATAATTTCTCATTAGATTGTTCAGTTAAACCAAGACGGTCTTCAACTTTAATCATTATCGCTGACTTGGTGATGAAAGGGAATTTAGCCCAGAACTCTATCCTTTTATCAAAGTCACTTGTTGACTCTGGTAATCTTGTCTGTGCTGCTAAAAATTTGTTGATTGCAGCAATACGATCTACTGATGATTTTTCATCAATTTCTTTTTGCATTTTAGCAACTATTTGTTGTTCTTCTGGAGTTATTGGTTCTCCTTGTTGTGCCTTAGAGAATAATTCCATTTCTCTGCGACTGTAATCTTTGAATAAGTCTACATGTGTTTGTAATGTTTCTACTGCTCGACTATCATCTAAAGGTAGGATTTCAAACTCCATATTATACCAGTTATCATTGAATGGTACATTTACTTTTAATAAACGGTTTTGTTTATTATCTACTATATCTAACCAATCTTGTTCGGTTAAGATTGTTTCTTTTGTTTGTTTAACTGCATTGATGGTTTCAGATGGTTGATACTTTTCTATTGCTGGCCTATATTTAGCCAGTATTGCTTTGAGTAATGTGAATTCTTCATCATTGATGTATTCATGATTTATACATTTAGTCACAACAGATTGTTCTTCTATTGATAAGGCTTCTAAAGGTATGCTTTCACATTCTAATGGGAATTTAGTTTTCAGTAAATGTCTTTCCATTCTTTCAACATTACCGTCTCTTTCTGCTTGTTTCTTTGCTTTTGCTTTGTTCTGTTTTTTACTCATATAAAATGCACTCCAATATATTATTTTGGTTTAAAAAAAATAGAGGAGAACTAGAAAAGCCAATATGGGGATTAAAGTTATCATTTGGAAATTCTAATTCTCCTCAAAAAGGTTTGGTGAAATTGTTATGAAAAAAAAATAATAAAATATTTTACATTTTAGCACTTAATGCTCCACCTTTAACACTGAAAGGTTGGTTAGCATTTTCTTTACTGAGTTCAGTAATATATGCACCATAGAAAATATCATCTGGAATAAGGTCACCAGTAACTTCATTAAAATCAAAAGTTGAGATGGTTCCTTTTTTGGATGGATCTCTTTTTTGGTTATTGTATATTTCAGTTATCTGAGGTCTTAATGCAGGGTCAATATCTGATGCTTCCCATTCAATGGATTCTTTACCGTATTGTACATCATATGGGTTACTGCTTCTTGTTGATGTTAATTCTTCAGCATCCATTTTACGGGTGGTTTTGAAACTGTCACAGATAATTTCTGTTTCATCGAACATTAATTGTGCTAGATTGTATCTTACTGTATCTGCCATGTTGTAGTTCCTCCTTAGTCGCTTGCATGTAATACTGCAGTGTTGATTGTTTCACGTACTTCGATTGCGATTGTTGCATTGACTGGTTGGATTGTTCCGGTTACGATTAAATCGTATGGATTGTAATCGGATTCCATTATGGTTAAACGGGTTCCTTCACCAGTGTTACTATTGTATCTTATCATTGTACCGTTTTCAATTGCATCATCTACTACTGCATCTACTTTTACTTGTAATTTAGCAAGACTGGATTGTGTTTCGTTTGCTTTGATTTGTGGATATAATGCAGTTAATACTTCACGGAGTAAATGGTCTGCATTTACTCTTGTATGGAATAAACAATCAGCAGGTCTTTTGCTTGCAGCGAAACTTGTAGCGGTTGCAATGTTCATTCTACACCATACTTCATCGTTTACGATTTCATCATGGTTGAATATGATTCCCGCATTTTGTAATGCTAGTTTTTCTGCACGAGTTCTTTTCTTGAATGTTCCTTGTTTTACTGAACGGTATTTGTTGTATCCTGGTTCAATATAATATTCTGTGCAGCATAATCTTGCAACTGTTTTACCGAAGAGTAATGGTTCGGCGATGTATATTCTTGATTTTTGTATACCAGTAGTTGCATTTGTTAAAGCGATTAATTCAGCATCGGTTGCTCCTTGTTTTGTGGTGATTGCATTCATTAAGTTAAAGGTTTGTGTTTCAGTATCTAATACTGCTTTAACTCCTTGCATTAAATCAACGATACTGTAACTGCTTATGTTATCTGCTCCGATTAAGGCTAATAATTGTGCATCGATTAAAGTCATTGCAGTTTCTAATGCTTTCTCCCATACTGCTTTGGTGGTTCCTGCACCAACATCTATAACATAAATGTATGGTACACCAATATCCTCTGTGGATTCAATACTGGATTCTTCAAAGAATTCTTTTAAGGTTTTTAATAAGAGATTAGTAGTATCATCACTATATACTCCTATTCCACCAGCAGTGGTTGCTTTATTCACATCTTCCCATTGAGTAAATTTGAGTGCAACTGAACCATCGACTTTGTAATCATCAGTACCCTCATTTCCAGTTTTACCTATCCATACTGGGATTTTACTTCCTGCACCAACCATTTCATAGTCGATATTTTCATTCAAATATACTCCAGGTATTTTTGTAATTGTCAAATCTTATTCCTCCACGATTTTATCAAATTCTGCTTGTGTAAATGAAGGTGTTATAGGTAAACCATAATTGTATTTTTCTTTTTCTTCTTCTAGTTGTCCTAATAATCCTTCACGTGATAAGTTCATTATAATGCTCGCATAACGGACATTACTTTCCATTACTAATTCAAGTAATGTCTTTTTAGGCTCTTTTGTTTCTTTAGTTTTCTTAGTGGCCATGTTAGTCTCCGTTATATTTGATTTGTTCACTAATTTTTCCACCGATAATATGGTAATCATGATAGTCACATGATACACGAATAATGCTTCTGAGAGTAATGTTCTCAGTGTTCAAGTCATCCAAGTTATATGCTGGTTCCACATCAAAACTACCTCGTACAATATCATACTGATTGAAGATATTCTCATATCCATACTCTTCAGGATTAATACATTGTTGTTTAGCTCCACGCATATCTGTAACATTATCCATTGTTGGACATGTATCATCTAGTGTGCTACAGTAACCAGTTTCCTTATCATAATGGAAACAATAAGTGTAATGGTCTGATTGAGCTAAATAGAATAAGTATTGTATCTGTTGGATTATGGATTCTCTTTCATCTTCAGTATTGCACCATATATTCAAATCTAAATCAATTCCTCTTTTCTCAACAATTACTTGTCGACTGTATAATTGGTTTGGATTTTTTGGATCATACTGTGGATGTGTTTCAGGTAATGGATAGTCTTTGTTGGTGAACCATTTTCCTAGCATTCTTGTTCCACCACTGTCATCGATTGTGATGCATGGTGTATTGTCGGTTTCTGGTGGAGTTTGGATTAATCGTACATCAGTATTATCTGGTAATTTGATGTTTCCTTGCAGTACTCGTAGTATTGCTTGTATTGGTTTTTTCATCCTAACACTCCTTGATTTTTAAGTTCTTGCATGAATGTTTTTCCTGCGAATTGTTGTGAGGATATATTTTGCATTACTCGTAATGGGTAGTTATTTGCTTTTTGTCTGCGTGTTCCATGAACAACATAGACAGCATATCCTGCACTATTTCTGACTTGGCCTTCGTTAGCACCAATATGGTTTGAATGAGACCTCATCAATTTTCCGGTACGAACAGGACATTCTTTTTTACACCCATTCTCTGCTTTCAATGTAGTTTTACGGATAGTATTCTGCATTGCTTTTTGAACTGCAGAATGATTTACTTTCTTCTTGAAACTGGGTTTTAGTTCAATGAAAACAGTTAATGTCATGGTTCCACTTCCTCTTCGGGTTGTGGGATTTCTGGTAATGTTACTGTTTTCCTTAATTTCTGAACAATAATTTTTTTATGATGTGTTCTTAGGAAATGATTATTCGTGATTGGTGTTCCAGTTATTTTGTATTGACTGTTATCTCTTTCAAGAACAAGTATCATGGTTGGTGTGACTTCTAAATCTATATCTGTGTAGATTTTGTAGGTGTCTTCAAGGATTTCACCAAATTCTTTTAATGTGTCTTTTGGTGTCATTGGTTGGAAATCAACCTTTGATGATGTCATGTAAGTGTATCCTTTTTTGGGATTATGATATGCATCTAATTCTGTTAAAGGTCCATGTTCGTAGAAATGGATTGTTTCATTTGGGAAAAAAACCATACTATCACGACCTTTTATAAGAGTTTTGCTCTTCCACTATACATGAACTTGAGATTATTAATCCTATCATTAATGCTACTGTATAATCCAGTACTTGTATCATAGGAAATTGACACATCACCTTCCTTAACAGTAGAATATTCACCCTCCCAGTTAAATCCTTTATTGATGTCATGACTTAACATATCCACTAATAATGGATTAACTAAAGAGTCAATAATATTCTCAGGAACATAAGTAGTATACTTACATTTCAAAGTACCATTCATAATATTCTTGAAATATAATACTCCAAGACTACAGTCTAAGATATATTTTTCTTCTTCAATGATTTTCTCATCAATACATAACTGATTAACACATTGAACTGGATAAAAATCAAATTGTAACATCCGCCCAGTATACTCAAAGATTAACAAATCTCTTTCCTGCGGATTAATACTTAAACCAGTTAAACCTTGTAACTTATTAATGGTGGAATTGAGGAGTTGTTCTAATTGCTCCTCATAATCTGAATAATCAACACCTTGATTATCCAATTCGGTTTTTAAGTCTTCAATAGTTATTAAAGCCATTAAATAAACAACTCCTTAAATTATATTCATTATTCTTCTGTTAAAGTAACAGTGAAACTAGTGTGGTCACCATCAACAGTAATGGTTTCTGTTTTAGATACATAACCAGTTGCTTCAACTGTCACAGATTGTGAACCTTCCTCAATACCTTTAAGTGTACAGCCACCCACATCCCCAGTGGTACCAGTGACTTCACCGATGGTTACAGTAGCACCTTTAATTGGATCTGTTCCATCATTGACTGTGAAACTTAAATCATAGGTTTGAGTTACAGGGTCGTCCTCACCCTCATCATCCGTTGCTGGGGGTATTACCAACTCCAGTGATTAAACCACAGTGGAATTCCCCAATGTTCTGTGCAGTTAAGAATGCTGCAATAACATTTCTGTAAGCTAATTTCTGAGTTGGAAGGTCAGTGATTAAGGTTGGTGGCATTAATCTTCTTACTTCAATGGATGAAGAATCAATGATTGCTAATGTGTCACCATTGGTGGTGTCGAAGTTTCCATCAACAAGAATAGGGATATCAGTTCCGAACATGGATTCATAGGAGGTTACTCTGTGTCCTAATCCTATGTCGATTTTATCATTGTATCTTCTGTATGGTGCAACAATTGCTTTTAATTGTTTAGCTACACCGTAGGAACATACGATAACATCAGGGTTACCCCCATCATTGTGGATAGCTTCTAACATATCATCAATGTCACTTTCGGTAATAGGTGCATCAGATAAGTCATCAGTGTGAGTGGTGATTGTGGAAGTAATTCCTTTGAAGTCTTTAGCTTGGGAGGTTCCCGCACCTTCAAGTAAAGCTAAATCAGTTTTATTGTTAACTTCAATGAATTTCTTTTCTTGGTATCTTGCTAATAAGTCAAGAGTCCAGTTACCCATTTCAGCCATCATTGATACTTCAATTGGTGCAACAATGGTTTTCATTTTGTCAGTTACTTCACTAATGGATTCAGCAGTTGCTGCTGGAATATCATCTAATTCATCAATGAATGCAACATCATTTACACCAGGAGTTTCTTTGAAGTAACCTGCTAATGCTGCTTTACCATCGAATACTTGTCCTTTAGATTCAAGGAATCTTAAGAACGGTGCTTTTTCAAAAGTTTTAGTTTTTAAAACATCTGAGTATTCGATTTGCATTGCGTTTGGATAACTAGATACTTGTTGGTAAGTTTTTCTTAATTCATCAATCTCAGCACCTTGTTGTGCTACTTTAGAGACGATTTCTTCAATGTTAATGTCTGCCATGTATAATCAGCTCCTTTTAATTTTATTTCATGTTTTTGAATGCAGCTGCCATTATTGGATTTGCGGCTCCTTGTCTTTGATATAATGCTTTAGCTGTTTCTTCTACTGTGTAAGTTGATTTGGAAGTTTGAGTATTATCTTCTACTGATTCTTCAGTATTTTGTGATTTCATGAATGCATCAAATTTACTTCCGGTAGTGGATCTTTCTTTGTCCATATTACCCCACATTTTTGATGCGATGGTATCTGCGAAGTTATCTCCTAAAGCTTTAGATACTTCATCACGAATTGTACCTAATATGTCTTCTTTAGTTAATGATTTGACTTCTTCAGTAACTGTTGCTTTAGTTTCTTCTTCTTCGTTTTCTTCCTCATCTTCTTCTTCATCAGTTTCTGCTTTGGTTTCTTCTTCTGATGATTCATCGGTTTCTGGTTCATCAAGTAACTCATTTACTTTAGCTTCCACGAGTGTTTCTACTTGTGATTTAACATTGTTAGTTACTTCTTCAACCATAGCAGATTCTTTCTCTGCCATATATTCATCGAGGAAGTTTTTAACATCTTCTAAAGTAATTGAAGTGTCTTGAGTTTCATCTGCTTTAGTAGATTCTTCTTTAGTCATATTGTTTTCTCCATTAAAATTGTTTTTAATGATATTATAACATGCACCAGTTAAACAAGTGGATTCAGTGATACCTTTACTTGTAGTGACAGTACCAAATGTATCCCAGTTAGCTGGCATTGCTGTTAAACTGATTTCTCTTAATTCAATTGCTTTAATAATATTATTGTTACTATCATAGTCAGTTACATAACCACCAATACTTAATCCAAGATTAACCCCAGTCTCCAATAAGTCTTTGACTGCAGGAGTATGTCTTTTAGTGATTAAGAATTTAATGGATAAGATATCATCATCTGCATTCACATCTTTGATTGCACCAATAACATCTTCCAATCCATACCAGTGATCACCATGAATGTTCAAGTTTAATGCTTGGTCTTTCATGGATTGGATTGCTTCACTTGAAACAATTTCATCTTGCAAGTCACGACTGGTGGTTGATGCTACTCCAGTGAGCAGTATACGCTCACTATCATCGATAGCATCATCATCAGTTTTGGTTATTTGGCTGACGGATTTATTAGTTAAACGTGAATATAATTTAAATTCATTACTGGTCTTCATATGCTATTATTCCCCCATTGTAGTTAAGTCCACTATAGGTGGATTGTCTAATGGTATATCCGTTACTGTCTCCGCTATTGCTGCATAAGCACATCGGCAATTTGGATGTGCGGGTAGGAATCGCATAGCATCATAGATACTGTATGGATTATTTTCTTCCAAGTCGAGGCATGTGTCACAGACAAGTTTATCTCCTGCTGTGATTATTTCAACTTGGGTTACACCATAATCACAATAGGCTTGTAATGTTCCAGTGTTCTGAGCACGAGCTTGTTCTGTACGAGCTATCATTTCTGCTCGTGTTCTTGCTGGAATAGAAACTTTGATTTCTTTCCCATTCCGATAATAAGTGTAAGTGTAAGGTTCTAATGGTAATTCCATTAATCGGCGGACAGTAGTGTTATGTCCTTCACCAGAAGCTACTGCATTGAATATTACATCCCTTATTCCTTCTCGTAGGATATTGTTTAAGTTACGGATTTTAGTGAAGTTATATTCAGTTAAACGATATAATGCTTCAGCATCTGCACTTGTATATGCTAAGTGTCTGCTTATCTCTGCGAATCCAAGACCTGCACCAACACGATAAAATTCTTCAATGAATTGTTTACTGTCTTGAGCATTGTATTCGATGAGTTTATCGACTTGGTCTCTAATTCCACTGTTACGGAAGAATGAATCTATCTGTAACTGGTTTTGGAATTGTTGGTCTCTGAATTCTGGTGATGCTAATACTTCTGTGGCTAAACCGATTTGTCGGTCTAATCCTTGCATTATATTTTCATAGTATGCTTTTTCTTCTGGTGATAATGCTTTTGTGAATGGTATTCTTACCAAATCTTTTGAAAGCATAATAATTATCACCACTCATTGTATTGGATTAAGTCTGATGAGTATAATTTTGATTTATAGGCTTGTACTGTTTGTAATGCTTTATCAATATCAGCAGTGCCTAATGGTTCCACATTAGTTGGGTTGAGAATGTTTGGTGTTACACCATAATTACTATAATTCATTGGGACATTTCCCCATGGTACTGGTTCTTCACCATAACCTGACCTTACCTCATTAATACTGAGGCTTCCATTCTGTAAACGAATGTTTTCTATTTCCGCACGATTCTTCTTATCCTCAGTATCTAATTCGTTGAATTGGAATACTTCTTCAAATCCATTATGGCCTAATGCTTTATTGAATGCACCTTCAATAATAGATGCACGACCACTTAATGTATCCTTGTAGGTACGTTTCTGACTGTCACCACTACCTGAACCTAAGTTAGCAGTTTCAATAATACCAACCATAGCAGGAGG